GATCCCGTGCTTGGCGTGCAGTTCGTTGAAGTAATCGGTCAGGCGCTGCGGGATAACCACGTCAGTCGGGTCAAGCCAGTAGGCCTTGTTCTTCCACCAAGAGAAGAAGAAAAACTTCCAGTCCAGCAAGCCCAGAGGCACCCCGGCCAGTTGCTGGCGTTCCGCACTCTGCGAGTAGTCAAAGAAGTAGCCGGCCCGGCCCTCTGCCGTTGATTCAATCGTGACAAAGCAGTCAGTGGCCACGGCCTCAAAGGCGCCCGTGACAATCTCGCGAGCCTTGTGTGGAAACTTGGCGCAGATCTTCCCGAACTCGGATACATGCAGGTAACGCAGCGTGCCGCCCCGGAAGGACGCGGACACGTAGACCGAACCGCCCTTACTGAACACCAGCTCGCCGGCGGAATCGTTGCTCGCCGGGTTGGCGGCGCGGATCTCGGCCGGCAGGTTGTCGTAGGCGTACTTCACCTTCTCCCGGAACAGGCGCTTAGCGTCGTTCAGGGTGTGAGCGATCAGCGCGCACTTGGCCGACTCGAACAGCGCTGCGTCCAACTGGATGATGCAGCACTCAGTGGTGAAGCCAAGCTGCCGAGCCTTCAGGATGATGTTGCGCGTATGCATCCCGTCGAAGTATTCGATCTGCTCGTCCGTCATCCGGAAGCGGACCTTCTTGCCCTGCTTATCCGTGATGAAGTAGAGGTTGTTGATCCGCCAACGTTTGTCCCGGAGCAGCTTCATGTGCTCGGGCTTCATGTCAGGCTTCCTTCGATAGTTCGTCCATCATCTTCGACAGCTCATCGGCGTCGTTACCGCCAGATTTGGTGTCGAGGTCGTAGGCTTGGCGCTCCAGGGCAATCAACGTCTTAAGCGTCTCGGCCAATTCCTTCATGGTCTTGGTCCGCGAGGAAAGCGCGCCGATCTTGTTGGCCAGCGCCAGCATGTCAGCCATCGCTTCGCCGTCTTCGTGATCGCCTTCCTTGAACTGCTTGATCAGAGTCTTGATCGTCCCCTGCTCATCGGTGAGCGATTCCAGCTCATCCAGCAGTTTGTTGGCCAGGCGACGAGAGCGGCCAATATCTGTTCTGTGGGCCATCCTGATGTCAGCAATAACCTCAGCATTCGCCTCTACGATTCCACGTTCAGTTGCCAGCGTTTCCGTGGAAACCTTTGTGGAAACCTCCCGTTTGGAAACCAGCGAATCCGCTTTAGCCTTGATCTTGGCGTTTAGGTCGCGATCCCAGCCTTCCGCCTTCGACCGCTTGTTGATTGCTGTGTGAGATACGCCACAAGCTGCAGCGATCTCGCGCACCGAGAGCAGACCAGCCCGGAAGAGCTGTTCAATGCGCTCCCAGTCGGGTTGCTTGGTTGTCATAGGGTCGCTCTGATACTTGAAATCGTGGAGGGTTACCGGTATGCGTGGTGATCAACTCTCAAAAGGCAATCACCATGGAACCGAGATTCAAAGTTCTGGACTTCATACACGCCACGAACGGAGGAACGCGCTATCGCATCTTCGACAATGAAGATCAGGCCAACTCCAACAAACACGGGGTGTACGACGATAAGGCTGAGGCCGAATCTGTTTGCTCGAAACTGAACGCCGAACACAAGGGCTGAGCTTGGGTGTGCTGCACTCACCTGCAGCACACCTAACTACACATTCAACAACACATCGAGCACTCTCAATAGGAATTTGATATGACCCTATCATTCAGGGATGGCAGCACTAGAGATGCATTTACTAATTATATCGGGGCATTTGCATGGAATGATGCAGGAATGCTGGGTTTAAGTCCGATGATACCGGCGACTATCCCCATGAACACTTTCAACACAGAGGCAAACATCACCGCACTATTAGTTCGCGCTGGAGGAATGACCATCCCAGATGGTTATGCTTCGGTCACGGTCGGTGATTTGGTCGCGGCTGCACAAAACGATATGTTAATTCTAAAAGGCGTTCATCAGCCTGGAAGGGAACACATTACTTTTGGATTTTCTGGGTCGATGTATCATTTGCCGGTTACGCGTGTCGGTGCTCCACCTGGTACTTACAATCCTAACCTCACCAGCGCTATTACGGTCGGCAGCCATATGACTGAAGATAGCCATGACGGCTGGACCAATGTAGGCAGGTAGCAACGATGCTGATTCCACGTGAAATCCAAGCGGTCTGAGCTGAGGGTGTCACGATGCACGCAGCACAAGAACCTTTGCGCCCATTCAGCTCACCATAATATGAGTCTGTGCGTGGGCGTGCCCGTGCAACAGGGAAACGACCAAGCCTTGAGGTAGGCCGGCGGACTTGGCAGCGTCTACCGCCTTGGCGATGGCGCTATCCAGATCAGCGATGGCCTTGTTGATGTCAGGGCTCATCGGTAGAACGTGGCGCAGGCGGGTGACGTTGCTCATGCTCATCTCCAATTTCGCGACACAATTTGCTCATTCGCGAAACGTGTCGCGGATTACTCGGCCTTGCGACTCGGCAACTTGAAGTCAGTCACCCGGTCAGCGATGTTCCGGATCTTCTCCACACCCAGGAAGCCAACCCAGCCACCGGCAAAGGTGGCCATGCTCTGGGGTAGCCCGAAGAAATCCAGTCCGCTGATGATGGTCAGGGTCAGGCCGCCGCAGATCGCCCCCTCCACCAACATCTGGCGCCGCGTGCCGCCGCCGTAGGTGATCCGAAGAACGGCCATAGCGCAGGACAGCGCAGCCGCATAGAGGATTGGCGAATGCTGGCTCAACCACGCAAGCGCAATCGCCCAGGTGTCTGGTTTGTCTGGCATGTTTGGCATCTCAGTTCCTCCCCGTCAGGGAGTTAGGAATATGGCAGGCCGTGACCTGCGGATTTGAATTAGCCCCAGCAGCACTCCCAGCTCAGCGCGATGGGTGTGGCGGAGCCGAAAACGAACAAGCCCCGGCAAGTGCCGAGGCTTGGAATAATGGAAATAAGCTTGACTTCGCAGCGCGCTTTTAGCTCCTTGCACGCTGTACTGTGGAGTAGAATAAGAGCTTCACTCATTGGATAGAGACGGATGCGAATGGAAGCGTTAGCCACCTTTTCCACCAAAAATTTCAAGCCAACAGGCCTGAGTCCAACTCCTCAGATTGCTACATCTTTGCCAGTGTCTATCAGCACCATGGAGAAATGCTACTCGGGTGCTATCGACGGGGTTTCCTCAACAGTTTTTACTGCGGCGTTCGACCAGTCGACCAAGACGGGTAGTTACATCGCAATTGAGAGCTTCAAAGGATCTGTGAATGGGAAAGAAGGCGCCTTCAATTTTATCCACTCCGCCTCCACAACCGGAACTAATCGGGCAGATGAATTTTTCTGCATAGTTGGAGGCAGTGGTACAGGTGATTTGATAGGGATATCGGGATCGGGAGGGATCAAAATCGAAACCGATGGCACTCATCATATTTGGTTGAATTATCAACTCGAATTGGTCTGAAATAGTTATGAGTTAATGTCGCAGAGGTCATCATTGCCCTGAATGCTGCATCAAGGTAGGTGTCTTCGCCGAACGCATACCTCCCTGCTCGGGGCAATGGGTGGGGCCGAAAACGAAAAAGGCCCCGGCAAATGCCGGGGCCTGAACCCTGTCACGTAACCACAGAGCAAGAACAAGTGGCTGCTTATGCAGTCCTTCGCTCCTTAAGGCAGCAGATCGTAAGTCACGCAAGCGCGACTCGGGCTGCTGCTGTTTGCAGTGATCCACAGACCATAGCCAGGCGGCAGTTGGATCGGATACGAAAGATTCTGAGAGCCACTACCAAGAGTCATCACGATGGGCTTCCCAGAATAATCAGAGCCATTCTTCGGAGCCACGGTGCCGGTGATAAGACCGGAAAGCGCCGTGCCACTGACCGAGGCGGTACGAATTACAGCGCCTGCGACGTTGTCAGCTGGCTTGATGATCGCGTCAACGCCGTATACGTCCGAGCTGTAGAACTTTGCACCAATAGTTACTGGTTCCATTTTTTGCACCTTTTAAGTCGAATGATTGTTCGCGGAGGATTCCGCTTTCATGTCGCTCAAAGGCGATTGCTCGAGGCTCGTGGCCTTCTCATGATTCAACGTCCCGCATCGGGAACATTTGATCTGGAGCTCGGTAAACTCACCCACTCGGGCGAGAAGTCGTTTGCAATTTCCACATCTGCATTCTTTCAACATCTGCAAATTCCTTTTGCAAATTGCTTTATTTAGGTAACAAAAAGCCCCGAACTTGTCGGGGCTTTTGGCTTTCTGGCGGGCATAAAAAAACCGGCTTAGTGGCCGGCTTCTTGAGTAACTTGCCGAAGGCAAAATACTAACTATGGGGAAATCATGCCCTCAGTCGTGCGGGAAGTCAAGCAGCCTGTTTCATCTTGTAAATTACACCGCCAATTGGGCTTAAAGCACGAGCATCAATGTCGTGACAGGCATCGAAACAAAGCTGCACGAAAGGCGCCCAATCTCTGCCCCATGCAACGGATGGAAGCTCGATCCCGTACTCCTCTTTCACCCAGGCGCGGAACACTTCTGGCTTGATCAGCGGATCAGGGTTAGATGACTGCCCTCCTTGGTGCATGTACCGGTAACGACGAAACACACCCTTGGCGACATACTCGGCCCGCTCCCGCTTACTGGCGGTCATACGCTCTACCCACGAGCAAGCCAGGTTGAATACGGCCTCTTCGGCCTCCTCCCGGTCATCATCGGTCGGCTCGGCCGCGTACATGGTGTTGCCGAACGCGCGCAACTGAAAGTGGAGCCGCGCTATTGCTGACTGAATATGACCAGCCAGTGCGCCGTGGATCGCTGGATTTGCAGTCGGGCCGCGCTCGGTCTTCTGTACGACAACCCCCAACTCTGCGGAGTCCGACGTCTGGCCAGGTGCCGGGTTGTAGTTGCAGTCGTGCCATGCCTGGCGTGCGGAATTTATCTTCATGCTGCCCCCTTCAGTTCTCTGATCATGGCCCTGTATTCGGCCTTCATTTCCTTGAGATCCTGGATGGTGTAGCGCTTGGCTTCGTGAGGGCCTTCCAGCCACTCAACACGTTCAAGGCCGATACGCCGGACCAGGGTGATTCGGTAATTCACGATGTCGCCGGATTTGTGGTTGTTGCAGGGTGCGCACTGTTTCCAGACATTGAGCGGCTCGAAGCGAAGCTCCGGATTCGCTCCTACGGTGCGATAGTGCCCGGCGTGCCATTGACCCTGGTGGTGTCGGCCGCAACTCACGCATGGCAGGGCTGCGTCACGCGCCCTCACCCACTCGTTGAACACGGTCTGCGTTTCCTTCAAGTACTGAGCCCGGGTCTTGAGCTTTACCCGCTTCTCGCGGATCTCTGCCCGCTCCTGGCGCGCCAGTGATTTACGGGCCTCCTCCTTGTTGGCGTTGGTGATCGCAATGGCGCACGGGACGCCACAGGCGGCCTGCAATTCTCTAACCGGAACAAACTCGGTCCTGCATTCGGCGTTTTTGCACTTCTTCTTCCGGAACACACGCGGGGATTTTGCGATGCCTGACTTCTTGATCACGCAGCTGCCTCCCACTGCTCAGGCATCTGCCCTTTCGGTTCGCTCCAGATGACACCCTTCTCCGCGCCGAAGACGTACATGCATTCGATAACGTCGCCCAGTTCCTGAACGCTCATGCGCTTGGTGCTGACACCGAGCATCACCACCCCGCCATTGACGCCCTGGGCCATGCGGATTTCTTGGCGGGCCGCCGCCGTCATCAGCGCTTTCCAGTCCTCGCTGTCCAAGCGCTGCATAAGGCCGTTGACCGGCCACTCCACCTGGCGCGAGATGTCACCGAGCATTGCCCAGAGTTTTGCGTTCTGTTCCAGCGTGCGGCGGGACTTCACGGGCCGGACGATGATCTCGACGGCGCCGGCGGCGGAAAGCTCGGTGGCGAACAGATAGGCGACCTTGAACACTTCACGAATGCGATTTGAGCCGGCTGACCAGAAGTGGCGCGGTTTAAGGATTACGTTACCCATGGGATGCCCCCTTGCGTTGCGCAGCAACGATGGCCGCACGGAACTTGCGCTTGCGAAGATATGTGTCGACCCGATCTGCCTGAGCCTTCTTGAGCCGCTCGCGCTTTTGCCGGGTCTTCGCCGCGTCGACGATCTGCCGTACTTCAGCAAGCTTCTCGCGCAACTGCGGTGACGGCTTAGCTTCGGAACCAGTGAGAAGCCCGGCGATGGCTTGGCCATCGGTAGTGATGGGCGCGATGCGCAGGTCAGCCAGGTACTGGGTTCCAGTCTGCTGAGTGATCAGTTGCATACGGACTGCCGATTCAATCGCTGCAACTCGGCGCGCCGGATCAAGCCCTAAGGAAACGCTCCATGTAGTCGGCGTGGCTTCAGCCCTGGCAGCGGACACCAAACGCTCGTAGGCGCTGTTGAACGCCATCCGAGCACCGACCACATCACGACGATTCAAGACCGGCTGTGCCGCGACCATCGCCTGGCGGATCTCGGCGGTCATCACGACTGTTTCGGATTCGTCACTGCCGGTAAGAGCGATTGACCACGCCTCGTCCTTGCCTGGGCGGCCGTCGGAGGACTGGACGCGCTGCAGAATGTCGGCCATGCACAGCCGGCCTTTCACTTCCAGCCGGCAGGCCTTCAGGGCGGCGCGGACAACCGGCACCGAATAGGCACATAGATCCTCAGCCATCATTGCCGCTGTGCCTGGGTTCATTTCCTGACCCATGGCCTCGGCCGTGGCGATGATTGCAGAGGCAAGCCCGGCGACTTGGGCGTCGTTCATTTCAGAGGTATTCATTGCGCTCTCCCGCCTGGCGCTTGGCCAAGACCATTTGCGCGGCCTGCTCTGCTGCGGAGAGGTTCGCCTCGGTGCGCTCCATCTGGCGGGCCGTGGTCCCGTTGATGCGCTGACCGGTCACCCACTGGGTGTGATAGCTCTCGGCGTTGGCCAGCAGCTCGTTGAGGCTGTGGCACTTGCGCAGCACGGCGGCGTCGCTGGTTTTCAGGAAGTGGGCGGCGACGTGATGGGCAACATCAGCACCGAGGCGGCTGACAAGCTGCCCGAGCTGGCCGCCAACCTTGGCATTCCACACCGGCCAGGCGCCGTAGCGTTTGCGGTAAGCCATGGCGTAATTCGCCCAAGTCTTGAACGTCTTGCAGGTCTGGTCTTTGGGGCCGGGCATGTCGGCGGGGATTTCAACCCGGGGGGCTTCGGTTCGGTCAACCACCAACACCAAGCTGCGAGATTGAACCGGCACGACCTTGGCGGAAGCCTGGGGCGTAATTGGTTCAATGACCGGTTCCATGACGGGTTCAAGAGAGTTACTGGTTCTGGGTGCAACTGCTGCACTACCCCCTGGTGCAGGAGATTCACTAGGGGGTGAACCCGCTGCACTACCCGGGTGAATCTTCTGCACTACCCCTGGTGCAGGAGGTGCACCACCATCCAGCGTCAGGAAGTAAACGTTCGACGAATTTCCCTTCGGTCCACCCTTCCGGATCTCCTTGCGCAACAGTCCAGCTTCACACAAGGCGGAGATGTGATTCATGACAGACCGCTTGCTGATCTCGCACTGGTCGGCGATGTGTTGGTAGGACGGCCAGCATTCACCGATATCGCTCGCGTTGTCTGCGAGCTTGATCAGCACCAGCTTGCGCAACGGATTGCCGACGCGAAGCTTCATCGCGGCGACCATAAGGCCCATGCTCATGCTGCACCTCCGGCGAAGGCGCGAAAATCAATCGTCTGCACGCCTTTCCAGCTATTGCAGGACATGCAGAGGGTTTGAAGGTTTGCCATCGACGCCTCGCCCCCTTTGCTCTCGGGAATGATGTGGTCGGCTCTCAAGCGCAACGGCTCCGAGCAGCTGCAACGCAGGCATGCATGGCCATCGCGAGCAAACACCTGGGCGCGCAAACCTGAAGGGATGGGCGACTTTTTTGACCTGCGCCGCGGAGCCTGTACGGCTGGCTGATGGATAGTGAAGTGCCCCATGCGGTTCGGGTTCCATTCACGCCCTTTGTCCGTGAGGCGAACCCCTTCCGCGTGTAGCTCGATAAGGCCGGCGTCACGCAACGCCTTCAGCAGGCGATATGCGGTATCCGGCTTGTCCGTGAGCAGCGGCAGTTCATCAACAATCTTGGCCTTGCTCAGCGCAAAGTAAATCCCGGTATCCGTCTTGATTGGATTGGCCCAGCTCGGGCTCTCGTAGACGAAGGCAAACAGCAGGGCCTGCTGAGAATTCAGCCCCCACTCCAGCGCCTTCACCTGGTTGATCGTGACGGTGTATTGCATGTCATGCGCTCATAAGAGTGGTGTTGGCCGTGTCGTAACTCTCGACAGCACGAAGGTGTTCAGTGTCGATCACAGAGGACCTCCGAGAAGATCGGCGTCACGGCGCGCCCAGAGAGCCTGAAGCTTCGTCAGCCCCTTACCGGTTACTCGTGGAGTGGACACGGTGGTCTTGCCATTCTCTGGATGCTCGAAGGTGCTGAGCTTCGCAGTGAGGTAGCCGGACTCAATCGGGCCCTGCATCGGTTCGTTTTTGCGAAGGGTGACCCAGCGGCGCTGACGCAGGAACGCCATCAGGCGGTTCTGGCCGGTGCCGATCAGCTTTGCGGCTTCGGCCACCGAGTAGGTTTCGTGGGTGACGGTCACCGCGTCGAAGAAAGCTGTCTTCGGCGCGTCGGCGGCGACCTTCTGCTCGAGCATCAGGTTTTCATTGGAAAGCTCGGTGTTGTCCGCTTCCAGGGCGACGACCTTCTTCACGTTGTCCGTGAGTAAGGCCAGTAAGGTGCGCGGATCGCTCAGGGCGGCGGCGTAGTCGAAGGTTGGCTTTGCGTGAATCAGGCGCCAGAAGTCTTTAACGAGGCGTTTCTTGAATTCGCGAACAATCGGGCTGTTGCGCATATAAGTCAGGATCAGCGTCGACTGCTGTTCGTTGAGGAGAACGAACTCTGTGGGGCGCCCCCCTGTACTTTCGGATTTGAAATCCAGAAGTCCGAACTCTTGAAGATCGGACTGGTAGGTACGGGCCAGCTTGATAACGCTGGCGTGATCCACTTCGCACCCTGCAGCAATGGCGAGAGTGGTTGTCACCGCCTCGCCATCTACAAGGCTGACGATTTCGGTACGCGACACGTTTTCCGAATTAACAAAACGTGTCGCGACATTGGTCTGGGTATTTACAGAAGCGCTTGAAATCTGCATGATTCACCTCACAGATGCTTTACAAGTTGTTTGCAGTTGGAAAAACCGCCGGGCCTGGCGGTTTTTTTTCGCCTGCGATTTGTGTGAATTCGATTTTCATCAGGCGGCCTTCACGGAGACATCCATCACGTCCAGGCTCTGCCGGACATGGTTGATTTCTTGCCGGATGATGGATTTCTCGAAAGTGCTGACGTGGTCATCGTCAAGCGCTTGGTGTACTGCGATGGTCAGGTCAGCGACTTCCTTACCGACGTTGATCAGAGATTTGGTAAGTGCTTGCGGTTGCGGAGCAGACTTTGCGACCAGGTCAAAGCCAAACTCATCTGCCAGCGCAGCCAGCGGGCGCATGTCGCCGGTGTGCAGCAAGATCCCGAACAGATGCTCCACGGTCAGGTGGTGAGCATCGTTGTCTGGGTTGGCACGCTGAAGCAGGCCAACGTGCGGAACGCCCATCTTTGCCGCCAAGGCCTTTGCCTCGTTATCCAGAACAGCGATCTGGCAAGCCCG